TTAGATATTATTAATTGTAAAAAACTAAATTTCTTAGCTTTCAATTTTATTTTAAAAGGTTTCACAGGATTAATTGTGTTATATGTATACTCTGCATAGCTCCAGTCATTATACGAAAAACAATTACTTTCTATTTCTTTTTCGTCTGTTCCTGTATCTCTATCACTTATATAGTTAATAACAAGTGATGTTTTCCACCATGGTTTTAATGTTATCCACAAAGTACGCATGGTTTTTCTCTTGTATTCCACTTCAAAATCGTAATATCCACTGTGCCATTCAGCGCTTATTATTTCACCGTTATAAGTAGTTAAATCCTTGTCAAACTTCATAATCTTTCCGTCATCTGTTCCCATATATATTTCACTATTATATGAAGTCAATGTCTTTACTTTATGTAAAAGCTCTAATAAATAAAATGTACTATTCCCATAGTTATAAATCATCACTTGCTTGCCTATTGCGAGCCAATATTCTTTATCTTCTTGATAATCCAAAGTAACAACCTTGTTCAAATTTTTCCCACTAAGCCATTGTGCTATCCTTTGCGAGATTATACTAGCATTTCGTTCATCTTTCGTATTGGTAGAAAGCCATTGAATAATACCTGATTTATCAATTGTCGTAACGTAGTTATCCAATAGTTGCCCTTGACCTTTTGCTAACATTCCATGAGAACTATTTAATGGGTAAGTTGGAAACGTTATTATAACATTATTTGAACTATCAACTATTTGCTCGTAAGTTGAATAATATGTCTCGCTTTCTTTACTTATAATTAATCTATCATATTGTCTGCTTATATCTGTTACTGATGTATTTGAACTTCCTACATCAACAAAATTAGTTGCTGGAAAGTATTCTGCACTTGGAACTCCATCAGCCAAATCACTAAATACCACCCTATTTTTTGCATCAGTATTTCCATATAGAAATATTCTAGTATCATTTGCCAAGCCATATTTTGCAAAATAGTAATTGTTCAATACATTGTTTCTATTTCCTGTACCTTTAGTCCAATATACATCTACATTATCCACACCTTGTGCAGGAGCTGTAGAAAACGTTATCTTGCCGTTGGTTAAATCTTTAGTTACTGTTGTTTCCACTCCATCAACTAAAACACTATCTATGCTTGTTGCGTCAGCTTCAACTATATAAAATTCTGTTGATGTTCCGTCTGCACTGAATGTTTGATGTTTCTTCCCTGTTAATAGATTAATAGGTTCATAATCCGTACCAACACCTGCTGGAGTTGTTGCTATTTTTACCTTTGGAATATATCCATCTACGTTTGAAAACGTTGTACCATTCCACTTTTTATATTCATGTCCGTTTATAAAGTAAAGTGACTTATTAAATTCAAATATACTTGTAATATCATCTGTAATTGTCCCTATTTCCGTTCCTTTGTTATAAATTTTCCCATTTACCACATATACATTAACTTCTTGACTACCTAACAAGCCTACCCAATTTGCTCTAACAGGCTTATTTTCAGTAGAGTATATTTCATCATATCCATACATCTTGTCTAGCTTATAATCTTTAGTTATCCTAAAATTCTTCATTTTAGAAGCTTCTCCAAGCTTCAACTGGGTTTCTCCTGTTTCATTCATATTAAGCCCTAAAAAACTTTTTATTGTTGTCATTGAAGGCCCACTATCTGTAATCATATATGCCATACTAATCACCAGCTTCCATCTCTGAATGATATACATCTTCCCTATCTATTTGAGTTGCCATATATTTGTCTTCACTGGTCTTAGAAATATCAGATAGTCCCCTTAAATATAGGGAGCTAAAATAATTTGATAGAGAACCATCTTCTTGTCTAAGTAATCTAGCAGCCAATCCATAAGGAAGCACTCCCATGCAAATGTCATCCTCAAGATCTACTTCGTCTGTCATTTTTGTTAGCCTATCTAACGTATCTACATCGGCTCCAGCTTTTTTTAATTCGATAATTACTTCTGTTTGAAGTATTGTTAATATTCCTGGTGTTCTGGCATTATAATCTTTAGTCGAATCTGTATCAACAGTACCATCATTCTTCATTTCATCCATTAGAGCCATTGTAATATCATAAATATCTTGTACTATCACCTTATTTTAACCTCCTAATTAAAAGTAAAAGGGAGGATTGCCCTCCCTTTCGTCTATATAGATGCTGTCTTTTGTATAGCAACTACGCCTTTCTTCTTTGCGTTTAATACGAATGTATCAAACATTACACGTCCTTCTACTAAATCTCCATTGATTCCTGGAGGGTTGTCATGAATTTTATAAGTATGTAACTTAGATGGAGAAATTGTTGAAGGTGTATAAACAATTAATCCATACAAGTTAGATTTGAAATATGTTGCTGGGCACATTACAACCTTAACACCATCAATTTCACCAACTTGTCCATTGATTAATTTCTTCATTGCAACATCAGATGCTTTAATGAAGTTTGAATCAAGTTTAATGTTTTTGAAATATGCTGGAGTACAATAGAATATTCTATTTGCTCTTGGTACTTTTTCATTATCTAGTTTTTCCTGAGCATCCAAGAACATAGAATAAGCATTACTTGAACTTAATGTGTCATATACAACTTGGCTATTTGCATAAGCAGTCTCTGCCCATACTTTTAATCTTTGCGTATCTTTTTCTGGTACAATAACTTCATCAATTTCTCTTGCTAAAGCTTTTCCAGCAGCCTTTGCACCCATTTGAGATTTCTTATAGAACTCATCAATTGTGAATGTAAATGCCTTATCATTAGTTACTTGGTAAGATGTTAATACATCTTCTAGCTCTGATGGGCTACCATATCTTGAGGCTCCACTCTTTTGGTAGTCATTTAAGCTTACAGTATTGATGTTATATACTTTAATCGTATCAACACCTTCCCAGTTATAGTCTGTGTTAAGACCATATCCTGTTAATTCTTTTTGTTTAAATCTTTCATCTACTTTTCTTTCGTATTTTTGTGCTACATTAATACTCATATCTAATCTCCTTTTCTATATGTGAAAGAAAGACTAGATTACAGAATCGAATCCCTCTAAAAAAGCATCCTTGCTCTCTGGTTCCGTTGGACTTCCTTCCGAAGTCGGTACAACCACAGAGTTGGATGCATTTTTGGCATTTTGTTCCATTGTTTTTATTTTTTCTCGTAGTATCTTATTTTCATACTTTGAGTAAGCATTACTTAAACCTATTTCTTTTGCTTCTTTAAATACCTCATCTGGTATTTTGGAATAATCTATATCAGGGAACTCATTTATGAAATCTTCGTATTCTTTATCCTCTCTAGCTTTTCTTTCTGATTCCTCTTTCTGCTTTTGGAGTTCTGCACGTTCTGCTTTAAGTTGGTCTGCAAGTGCTTTCACACTGGCAACATCTCTAGCAGTTTGTTCATCAACTCCATTTGTTACCATTCTCTGAACTTCAGCTTCAACAGCTTCTTGTTCTTTTTGTTTCTGGTAAGCTTTTACTTGGTCAATGTACTGTGTTGGTGTTAATCCCATCTTGCTAGCCATTTCCGAGATATAACTCATCACAGCATTTTGTTCAGCATCATTTTTGGCTTCTTTAGATATGGCTTTATCATAATTCATACCTTTTTGGATATTAGTAATTACGTCATCCATTTTGTCTAAAGTTACATTTTGGCCATTGTATTTGATGCCTTTTTTGTTTAGATAGTCCAAGAATTTCTTGTCCTCATCTTCTTGAGGATTTTCATCTGGATTACTGGTTTGTTCTCCTTCAGATACCTCTCCAGATTCGTTTTCAATTGGTGTATCTTCAACTTCATCTGGCATAATAATGTCATCATCTTCGATGACTTCTTTGTTTTCATTCATATTTTTCTCCTTTTCTCCGACTATGGTTGGTCGGTTGCTACTATGGTTGGTAGCAAAATTTTATAATAAAAAAGACTCTGGATTATTCCAAAGCCTTTTCTATCTCAGATTTTCTTTCCTTCAGTTTTTCCTTTGCTGCTTTAATTCTTTGCTTATCCTTGTATATTTTTTGATATTCCATCAATACTCTAGCATGGTCTTCAGCTCTCCACTCTGCTTCTTCCTTTTTCATGCCGCTTGTCCTCCTTTCATCATTTGAATTATTGCTTGCTCTTGTTGTTCTTCTGGTAAAGACATTATCTGTTGCTGTACTTGTTGAGGTTGCTTTTCCAGCCATTGTGCCATTTGCTCATATTGTGCATTTTTATTCATATATTGTTCTTTTGCTTGTTTTAATTCAGTAATCAATTCTGCTTTATTTGGAATGCGTTCTTTTGGTATTCTTTCTAGATATTGTATAAAGTCTATAAATCCACCACTTAATAGATTGTCTAGTGTTTGCTCTGTTGCAATTTCTGAATAGTATGTTGATTCTCCTACATCCACAGATGTCTTTAAATCCATTCCTTTTAATTTATTAAAATCCCAATTAACTATTTTTCTTGTTCCATCTTCTTGAGTCATTACAACTGGTCTAGGACCATATTTTGCCCCCATCATATCAAGTAAGTTTAATGTCAATTGTTCGATTAAATCATATAAGTTGTCCTTTATATTTTCTAATGGTACAGCCGTGCTTTTTTGTACTGCAATTATTGCTGATGTATTCTTTGGATCAATTTGCCCTAATGCTGCATCAGACACTCCTAAACACTCTTTTGTATATTGGAATGTTAAGTCTATTGTCTTCGTTATATTTGCACTCATGTTAGCAGGCTCTAAATAACCAGCTACATCTTTAATGCTTCTTCCTGTTTCTAATAACCCTTTAATAGGAAAAGCAGTTCCTGCTTTATTGCTCCATGATTTAATTACATCAGCATCATATACAGCTGGTGGAAATGCTGTCATCATTTGATGATATACAATCAAAGAGAACATCTTATTAATTGCTATTTGGTTTGGCTCTATTCCCTCAACTTCTCCTCTACCATGATAAGTGTTCTTTAAGTCATACCAGTTTTTAAAAGCCACCATATATCGAGAATTACCAGTATCCACATTGTCATAAATAACCACATCTTTTGTACTTTTACTAACATATACTCTTTCATTGCCATCTTTGTCTTTTTTCTTTGTATATACATAAATGTATGTTGCTTTTCCTTCATTATCTCCTTCTATTTCGACTTCTGTATCTGCATAATCGTTAACTTGATAACTTGTTTCATCATCACTTTTTATCTCAACATTGTTCTTATATAGTTTTGCTTCTTCCATTAGGTTTTTAACTGTATCTCTTCCAACTATAAGCACATAAGGTTGTTTTTGAACGTCCTTAATATTTGCATTGCCAAAACCAACATTTATGCCATCTACAAGCTCAACTTCTATTTCTCCTTTTACCTCTGGTGCTATTCCTCTATATGGTTGCTTCGTTGGATTAAATAGAATATGAAAGCACATATCTCCAGAAATAGCACCATCTTTTAAAACAGCTTTAACTTTATTTTTTAAGTTTATCTTCTCGAAAATATTTTTTAGTTCTGCATTAATTAATTCTGTTGGATTTATTGTATCTGTTTGGCCTTCAATTGGTATATTCTCTAATGGCTCAACATTAACAGCAATATCTGAACTTGTTATACTCGCTATTTTAAAATCAGTTGACCTTTTTATAATGTTGAATGTCATTTTAGGTAGCTTTTCTTCTTTACTTGCTCCACCCCATTGATCTCCATTATAGAAATCAAAATGTACCTTTATTTTTTCATAATAGTTACCTTTTCCAAATGAACTATTATATGCTACCATCGCATCATACTTTTTCCATAATTCTTTAGCTTCCATTAGTTACCACCCTTTCTGTAAGCATCTATGGCATCATCTATCTTGTAGCTCATCATTTCTTCCATTTCCTTGGTTAATTCATCTGCTTCATCTGTTTTAACCTTGTCAGACAATACCTTGCTTTTAATTGTTTGTTCATTCTTGGCTGGCTTTTTGACAAATTCTCTGTATATAAACAATCCTATTAACACTATCAACAATATGTCAGTCATCATATCCTCCTATTCCATAATTGATATATGAT